CCCTTTCACCCCCCGTCCAGGTTCAGGTGCTTCGAATACGCCCAAGTGCATCGTTGTAAAGGGGAGGGTTCGCAACTCTCCCTATAAACCCTCCCTAACCCATGAGAGGTGAATGCTCGACCAGTTCTCACCTCTTCTGCTTTTCTTTCCTTCATTCTATTTCAAAGAAAATGGCGATAGGGAGGGTAGGGAGGGTAGGGAGGGTTAAAACGAGTTTGCTGGGCTAAGTGAAAGTGTTTGTCATGAGAAGTTAAATCCCATTTCAAACCCTCCAACCCTCCCTACCCCTCCCTACAAATTAAAAACATATAGGGAATAATTTAATCTTTCGCTTATATATGTTGAACAAAAAACAAATTCGTCAGTTAAGAAAATTGAAGAGTTTGTACTGGAACCATTGCATGAACGACAAATCACAGATGATGCGGGTAGATAATCATTACTTATTTAGGAATGGAAAGGCTGCCCGTTGTGTGCACGTTGATGACGAAATCTTGGCCGAGTTCGAGCTGTCTCAGCACATGATATATATGGCGTGCCTTTTCTAGCAAGGTTAAAATACTTATCGCCCAAGTGCTTGAAGGCGACGGGTCATGCCATATCCCGTCTTTCTCCCGATGTCATCCGCCAACGCAGTCCCCGCACGACTTCCAACCTCCGCACCCACAAGCCCACTGATTGGTCCAGCAATAGACCCGAGTGCCGTGCCAGCAACAGACCCAACAAAAGGGAGACCTTTATGGATTAAACCAGAAGGAAGCGTCTTCGTGAAGAAGTTCTTGAATGCGTTGCCCTTACCCTTTTTGCCTAATTGTTTCAAATATTTAGTCAAAGAACCGCCTAGCTCTTTATCTCCAAGATCATCAAGAATATCAATTGAATGTGCGTCTAATAGGTTCGCCTTCGCTGCCGTCGTAATATTTTTATCATTTTTCTTAAACAACCCAGTCAATCCAGCCAAGGCAGATACAGGGTCGTTCTTCGCCCTGATAGTGGTGCCGCTGGTTGTCTCGCCCATGGACGCGGGGTTAACATTAATCACTTTAGCTTGGTCCTTTGCAATTTTAGTATAGATGCCCCCCTGTGAGTGGCCCGTTGTCAGCACATCGGCATACTTTTCTTCCGCCCTCTTTTGCACACGTTCGGCATCCTTGTATCGACCCGTGAGTTTGCTTGCACCTGCGATATAGGCTGCGTTGTTCAGCCAGTCTTTTGCCGTGGCTTCTGTCCCACGATGCACGACGATTGCCTGATTTTTAGAGGCGTTAAAATAGACGCGGGCTGTTGGTTTGCTGATTTGTTCATCCAAAATCCACCCGTTGACTTCTTTATCGGGTTCTTGCTTGTACGACGAAGCATGCAGCGACTTCAGATCTTTTGCCGAGATAGAACCCCCTCGCTTCTTTTTTGCATATTTACGCTTGGCTGCACGAACTGCTTCCAGTCGTGCGTCTTCAGTCAGATAGGTTTTAGGTCTGGTGATTTTTTTCGGAACCGCAATATTACTATCCATAAACAGTTTCAACAATTCAGGCTTTTTGCCTTTCGCATTAGGAAGCAATTCTTTCAACATCTTCACTGTCAACTTTACCGTCACGGGTTCTCTGTCTCTTCCCTCGCCAGTATTGGAGACGCGGAACTTGTCCTTCTCAATGTGCTTGAAAATCATACCGCCTTGCATTATAGAATAACGAACTATTTTGATGTGTTACACCCCTACATTCATTTAAAGACACCGTTTATTAGGAGTTAATGGGAATTCGAGTTTATGAAGGACGCTATGTGGTAACGTACACACGACGGGGAGTATTCATGACATACAGCACAATGAACTTGCAAGAAGCACAGGCCAAATTGCGGGAAATGACAGCCGAGACCATCGTAGAGCTTACTCACAAGAGATTGTATTTCCAGCCTACACAAATCTTAGAACTGCATTTTCCAACGTACGTCAAGTAATTTCGTAGTACTCATCCCAATTTTTACGAAACTTCTTGTCTTTGTCTCCCTCCATGTCGATAAGCACGAAGCCCATTTTGTCTTTGGTCGCGTCATCGTACATCTCAACGAGATCTTTCTTGGGTACATCAAGCGAACACTCACGGGAAATCATGACCAGATTTTTCATGCTGGACACCTGCTTAAGAAAGATATGGGTCAAATTATTGCGAATAAGTTTAGGTATTGCATAGAAACTTTGTGAGATATACACAAGAGAACAACCCCGCTTTCTGGCTCTGATGAACGCATCAGCGATTGGGCGTTGTTCTTTTTCGGTTTGATTGACTAAATCGTCGAAGACGAGCAAGGAGTTATGATTTGGGTTGAACTCCTTGTTGATGTCTGGTATCCCTTCTTTGTCGAATTCTAATATTTTGACGTTGCCATCTTCTCCCCCCGTTTTATCGTAAAGGAAATTATACAAAGGCTCATCCTTATTTTTGGTCACGACAACGATTTTACTGAACGTATCAGGCATTAAAGAAATCAGAGACAAAAGGGTTGATGTCTTGCCCGCCCCACTCGAACCAACTATACATGCACGAAAGGGGATTTTGATATGATGTTTGTCAAAATGAGGATTGTGAGTTTCTTTCAAATACTTTGCCATGTCCTTATGCTCGTACCAGTTCTTCATATATTATAGGTAGTCTTTTTTAATAAAAAATCAAATCCTATTATATCATGAGTTCTGAAACGCAACCAGACCCACTTCTTCCAAATTACAATCCTTCGAGTTGGGACGTTCCTACCTTATCCGCAGAAGAACGGGCAGTATTGGATACAGAATATATTACTTTTCCTTTGGCCCAAAACCAGAATATCACGTTCCCAGTTGCACCAACCGCCCCAACCCTTGCGACTGGAACAAATACAACACAAGTCGCCACAACTGGTTTCGTCCAGAACGCAATCAGTGCCTTTCTATCGTCGGTAAATACATGGTTAGGAACACAAATCTTCAACGCAGGTATGACTTCTAACACGATCAATTCTACAACTTCGGGCGGAATACTAACGATAGGAAATACCGCAACTTCAATCTCATTGGGAACGACGGGAACAGTATTATCTCTGGGTTGCCCGCTTACGCCTTCCTACGCATATACTGTTGCAGGGACAGGAGTGGGTAAGATAGGGGAGATTATAATCGGAACAGGAACACCACCCGCACCTTTAACGATAAATACGCCACAAACTTGTCTTCAATTTTCCGCAGGCGTTCTTGCTGTAGGAACTTGGTTAATTAGTGCGTCTCTCTTTCGTAACACCACCGCTGCGGGTTATATCATTATCGCCTTGAATACAACTACAAATAGTCTTACGGGGGTGATTGCACAGGATACGGCAGCGACAGTTAATTCATTAGGTCCAGGGCAAACCTTAAACTGGGTAGTTGAAGTCCCCGATGCCCTTACTGAATATTTTTTAATAGGACAAACAGGCACAGCGGGTAATTGGATCGCTGAAATGAGAGCGATACGCATCGCTTAACTCAAACGATATGCTGTTATAGTCGCACTTGATAATGTCGTTCCAGTGGGAGCACGAGTGTTTACATTCCATCTCATTGTTCCAGATGTCAACGTGACCGTGACAAATGTAGAGCACATTATCTTTGCGTCTGTTAGTCCTTGTATGGTTGAACCTTTTCGCCCCCTTTCTTCGTTTGATGCTGACTTAAAAGCGATAAAATAATAGGAAGGATTACCAACAAGTTCCTCTTGTCCAATCAACAACCAATTACCTTTAGAAAGATCTACATACGCATTATTTATTCCTGCTGAAGTTGAGCCAGTCGTTAAAGTGATAAGTGTTCCATCTATTCTATAACCTATCGATCCAACTGTCGTAATAGGATTATCATAGAGGGGGGTGAATGGACTTTCGAGAGAAGTTGTAGATAGATTTGAACCTAAAACTACAGTATCGGTTAACACTGTTCCAATAGTGAGAGTTCCGCCAACAGGATTGATTGTATTCGTTTTAATTGTGGTAAAGTTTTGTAGAGCCAACCAAGCATTCACCGCAGAAAGCAAAGCCATACAAGAAGAATACACATAACTCGTATTTGCCATTTTGGTAAGGGCTGCATCTGTAATTAAAAACAGTTTTGAAAAAGAGGTGGGATTGTTTTGGACGGTCGGAAACATCATGTAGGTATTATCTAAAGCCCTTTGCCTACGGGTTTCTTCATCAACATTTAACCAATTCCAATATTGGTATTTTGTCAAAATAGGGTCGGGTGGAACCTGAGAAGCCATATAGTATAAACAAATATTTCTCATAAACTATAATCTTATTCTATATGAGTATAGAAAATCAGCCTAATACTATTTTAGCAGTATATTCTCCTTTTGCATGGATCCAAGAACCAACAACAACAGCAACTGTTTCTGGTAGTTTTATAAACTACCCACTCGCTCAAAATACACTGATTACATTTCCTAATACGATTGATGCGAATACAGTTGAGACAAATACCCTACAAGGAAGTAT